ACGGCCCACGGGTCAAGAAGCCAGTGAAAGTAAGAACTTGCTAGAGAACATTATCTCTGGTGCAGGAAAGATCCCCGACAGCGTAGGCAACTACTTTGTTCGTCCTGATGAAACAGGAGGCCCATCGCTTGTATCTCCTCGGCAGGTGGGTTCGGATTTGGTTTCCATGGGTGGCGCGATAGTAGACGCTGTTAAAGAAGACGACTCGTTTCTTAAAAGCCGATCTATTGCAGAAATAGCACCTATTACCGGAGAAATTATTTCTGGAGCGGATGCCGTAAAGTTTTCTAATCTTGCTAACGAATCTCGTGCGGCGGGGGACACTAAGGCCGCTGATTTATACGAGCAGATAGTAACATTGTCAGCGGCAGGTGCAGTGCCTTTAATGGGCATGGGAGCCAGAGTGGGTAGACGGGCGGCTATAAATGCGGCAGAAGAGGCTATTAAAAAAGGATCGGTTACGGAAGCTTCTAAAATGCTTAATGACTTAGACCCGTCGATTAAATACGAAGGAATGAGAGACGCAACTGTTCAACGCTTAAAAGATAAAGGGATTATGAGCGATGAGGAATTTAGAGTAGCTGAGTTGGACGGATATGCAGAAGATCCCAAGTTCACATACAGTATTGACGATTCAGGCAGTAATTCTTCTTATATAACTTTGAAAAAAACAACAGAATACGATGATGAGTACGGGGTTCTCGACTTTGACGAATACACCATCCGTTTTAGCGACCACTCTTTACCTAGACAATACAGCTTTGACCGGAACATGTATAACGTAAGTAATGATTATTTAGACGAAACTATTAACGGTAAGTCACTAGAAGACGCAATAGATTATGTAGACAGGCTAGTGCCTGCCACCGAATCAGCCCGTATGCTTGATGAAGTGGACGCGGTCAACGCGCCACGGCTTGAGTTACCTGAAACAGGTCGCCCTGTTCGGGCTAGTGAATACGGCGCGGATGAGTTTAAAGCCATTACACGTAATATGTATAAGCATCAAGCAGATGTTAGCACTCCAGCAGAAATGGTGGCTCGTGCAGAAAGAATAGAGCCCGGCTTTCAAACAGCAATAAGAAACATAACCGACGACCTTGGTTTAGTTAAAAGTGAAACCTTTGGGGTAAAACAAGTTAAAAGTTTGGAAAACAAGTTAAAACGTGGGTATGAACTTGGATCAGTCACAGACCCTATAAGAACAAGAATACTTATTAACACAGTCCAAGAAGCCGATGAAGTAGTTAACCGAATTGCCGATATGATGCCCGTTCAAGACAGGGGATTTCAGCAACACACAACTAGCGGTTATTTTGATAGAAAGCTAAATGTTATGTATACGGACCCTAATGGAGAGCGCCTTCTTGGTGAAATACAGATAACGACCCCTGAAATGCTAGAGGCTGTAGATGGCAAGGGGCATCGTTTATATGAAGTAGAAAGGGCGCTAACAGAGCGTTATGGAGCAGAAGTCCCTACAACGCACATACGCCGTTTTGAAAACATGCAAAGAGCGCAAAAAGAATTGTATCAAGGAGTAGCTGAAAAAGTGGACCCCCGTATTGTAGAAAGCATAGAAGTTAAGCCAGATAAAGACTTTGTAAGTACGTCACCTGCCAAACAAGATATAAAACCCCCTGCTAAAAGAGACAAGGTGACTTTTAAGGCTTTTGGTGGTTCGTTAGGTGATGCTCGACAAAAATTAGGTATTACTCAAGAAAAAATAGACCAATTCAAATCTGCTAATAAAGGTAAAAAACAACAACCTGTTCCTGAAGTTATGGTAGCGGCTAAAAAACTTAAAGCAGGTGAGATATCTAGCCAAGAATACATCCAAGTTGTTGAAGAGTTTCAACCAATTAAGCCCTTAGGTGCAGTTCAAAAGAGACCTACTAATGAACAAATAGCTATGGCCCTAACCAAGAACGAAACTAACTCTGCTGGTATTTTAGGCGTAAACTTGAATATTGCCGACGGCACTATGATTTCTTCTCGATTAGATATTCCCGCTTACGAGGGAAACGACACGTGGGTCGTAACATTGCATGATGGCACAGTTCAAAGTGGAAATGCTGTAGGGTATGCGCCAACGGCGGTCCTCAATGATGTTAAATTTACAACAACAAGCGCCAAAGCAGCCTTAAACATGGCTACTAAAGACACCAATAAGGGAACAATCGCTAGAATCAATGGAAGTTTTGAAAATCGCAGTCCGGCAGCCGTAGAACAACTAGCTAAAGATATTTTAGACGGAACCGCGCCTGATGCAGATGAGTGGGTAGAAGTTGGAATGAACCCTTTCCGGCACAGTTATTTCTACCGTAAGTCAGATGGGATGCCCGTTGCCAACGCGGAACAGGTAATTCAAGTAGGGCCTCTGGTCTTAGCTAAAAAAGTAAAAACTAGACCTGTAGAAAGTCCCGAACATTTAGTAAAGACCCCAAAAGGCACAACATACTTTAAAAAAGGGGGCAACGTAGAACGCATTCAAAATGAAAGAATTTACATCTAAGTAGGTAAAGCTGGAAGACTTTCCCCAATAACCCCAAACATACTTTCAAACTTTTGTTTGCTTAATTGATCAGCTACATTAAATAACTCAAGAATAGTAATAGCCATAGCTACTTTCCATTTGTTATTTACTAAATAATAACCACCAGAGGTGGTATCAGATGTTTCACCCACTACAGCAGGTTCGCCTTGCCATTCAAAATAATGAGTAACCTTAAACACAATGTTCTCCTTTCTTGTGGTTGTGGTAGTATTATAGCATTAATTGACTCTAGGACAATACTATGCCTATAGAAAAAGTGGTAAATCTAGCTCCCGAAACGGACATCATCGAAGTCATGGAAGAGATGGAGCCGGACATAGAGATCGTCCTTGAAGAGGATGGCAGTGCGACGGTAGAGATTGACCCCCAAGATGATGACGTAGAATTCTACAGTAACCTTGCCGAGGTCATGGATGATAACGAGATGTCGCTTATCTCCTCTGACCTGTTGGCCTTGTTTGAAGCAGACAGGTCCTCTCGTGGCGAGTGGGAAGAAATGTACTCTAAAGGCCTTGAGCTATTAGGCTTGAAGATAGAGGACAGGACTCAGCCGTTCCGAGGAGCCGCAGGCGCGGTGCATCCCATGCTGACAGAGTCTATTGTCCAGTTTCAAGCACAAGCATTTAAAGAACTCATGCCTGCCGGCGGTCCTGTCAGGACGCAAACCTTAGGCAAAGAAACATTAGATAAGATCCAACAGGCTTCGCGCGTGCAGGATTTTATGAACTACCAGATTACCTCGGTGATGAAAGAATACACGCCAGAGTTTGATCAGCTCTTGTTCTATACGGGCTACGGTGGTTCTACATTTAAGAAAGTTTACTATGACGAGCAGCTTGGCCGAATGGTAAGCCGCTTAGTCCTACCTGATGATCTGTATATTCCTTACAACGGGTCCAGTGTTATTTCTGAATGCCCACGTATTACCCAGCGTATTGCGATGGATACGAATGAATTTGTCAAGCGAGTATTTGCCGGTGAGTACATTGACACCCCACTAGACCCACAGAATGACCCCACGGGCGGCAATCAGATCAAAGATGCTATCAATCAAACTGTAGGCATTTCGCAAAGCGGAGAGCCTGAGGAAGTCTTTTTATTAGAGTTTCAGGTCGATTTAGATTTATCAGGGTTTGAGGATCTTGATGAAGACAACGAGCCGACAGGAATCAAGGTTCCTTATGTCGTTACCTTGGACGAGGCAAGTGGCAAGGTCGTTGGAATCCGTAGGAACTGGCTAGAAGACGATGAACTCAAGAAAAGACGCGAATATTTTGTGCATTATGTGTTGGTAGAAGGGCCGGGCGCTTATGGATTAGGGTTTGTCCACCTCATTGGTGGTCTTTCTAAAACAGCGACGGCGGCATTGCGTCAACTTCTTGACGCTGGAACGCTATCTAATTTACCCGCTGGATTTAAGGCGAAAGGCGCGCGAATAGCGGATGATGACAATCCGATACAACCGGGCGAGTGGCGGGATATTGACGCAGGTGGCGCAGAATTGACGGCCTCACTGATGCCTTTACCCTACAAAGAGCCCTCTCAGACACTTTATACCTTGATGGGCTTTGCCGTAGACGCCGGAAAGCGTCTAGCAAGCATTGCAGACATGCAAGTGGGCGATGGAAACCAACAAGCGGCAGTAGGAACAACGATTGCACTGCTTGAAAGGGGTTCGATGGTCATGTCGGCCATCCATAAACGCTTGTATTACGCTCAAACACAAGAATTTGAGATGTTAGCGCGTGGATTTGGTGAATACTTACCGGATGAGTACCCGTATGACGTGCCCGGTGCGTCTC